CAGCATATGGACTTTGTACTTTTTGGATGATGTTGCCAGACAATCGAGGTAAACATGAGTGATTATATCTGGTGCCATGGTCCAGATTGCCATAAACGACAAACAACCACAAGGGTTCGTGGTGTCAAAGGTTCTAAGGTTCTGAGGACAGTTAAGATTAATGTTAGTAATTATGGTGAGGGAATGTGGAATTACTTTTGCGATCAGACTTGTTTAATGAGGTTTATTCGTACACATTATCAAGAGTTCATTAGACTACACCCAAGACCAGAGGCGCTCGAAACACCGATTGAAATAAAGAAAGAAACTCATGAAAGTCCATATTGGGGTAAACAAACCAGAACAACTATTACACCGGTTGACAATGCTTGACTTATCCTATATGATCCAGGACATGACTACAGAAAAAATAAAAGCAACGAACCCATTTTCTGGAGAATCAGAGATGTTAACACCAGAAGAGCACAAGTTATACATCGAGATTAAACAGGCAGAATGGGACCAAGACTACGACACAGTTCGTAAAGGCTTAGACAAATTTAGTAGAATGAATGCTAAAGCATACATGACCCTACTAGATTAACTCTCTATCCCTGGCCCATGAGGTTATATACCTAGAAGAGATTGGGCCAGGGGTCCCGAACCAAATCCAAACATTGTAAATAAACAAGACCCTATCCCCCCTTTTACACAAAAGGGGTCCCACTACTACAGGTTGTATTGCTTGATTTAGACAGTTATAGCTGGTAAAAACATGTTGAACACTTTAAACGTAGTGCAAAAAATTTTTTAAAAAATTTTTATGGAATTGAATAATATAGATATAAGTAAATTACCTGCAGACGTTCGTAGAAAATTTAAACAGTTGCAGGTTATGCATGCTGAAAAAAAGATACAGAACAAAGCAAAAAATGATTTTTTATCTTTTGTAAAATGTATGTGGCCCGATTTTATAGAAGGGTCTCACCACAGACACATTGCAGAAAAATTTAATAAATTAGCATCAGGCGAGATAACTCGTCTGATAGTTAACATGCCCCCAAGACATACTAAGTCGGAGTTTGCCTCATACTTACTTCCGGCTTGGATGGTGGGCCGTGATCCAAAGCTCAAGATCATACAGGCAACACACACGGGTGAGCTCGCGGTAAGGTTTGGTCGAAAGGCCAAGAACCTTATCGACTCGGAAGATTACACAAAAATATTTAAAACAAGATTACAAGAAGACAGTAAAGCAGCAGGCCGTTGGGAGACAGCTCAAGGTGGTGAATACTTTGCAGCTGGTGTTGGTGGTGCAATCACGGGACGTGGTGCTGATCTACTTATAATCGATGACCCACATTCAGAGCAAGATGCACTAAGCCCCACGGCTCTTGAATCAGCTTACGAGTGGTACACATCAGGCCCACGTCAACGTTTACAACCAGGTGGTAAGATCGTGCTTGTTATGACGAGGTGGTCTAACAAAGATCTGACAGGTAAACTACTTGCGAACCAAAAAGAAGCGAAAGCTGATCAGTGGCACGTGGTCGAGTTTCCAGCAATCATGGACCACGGATCAAAGAAAGCTACACCTGTATGGCCTGAGTACTGGAAGTTAGAAGAATTAGAAAAAGTTCAAGCAACACTGCCCACGGGTAAATGGAATGCACAGTGGATGCAAAACCCAACGGCAGAAGAGGGTGCGATATTAAAACGTGAATGGTGGATGAAATATACCGACGAGGAGATACCACAATTACAACACGTCATACAATCTTACGATACAGCTTTTCTTAAAAAAGAAACAGCTGACTACTCAGCTATTACTACTTGGGGTATATTCTATCCAAACGAGGATAGTCCGGCGTGTTTGATATTATTAGATGCAGTCAAAGGCAGATACGAGTTTCCTGAACTACGGAGATTGGCCCTTGAACAATATTCTTATTGGAAACCTGAAACAGTTATAATTGAGGCCAAAGCATCTGGTCTACCACTAACGTACGAGCTTAGACAGATGGATATACCGGTGGTGAACTTTAGTCCAAGCAAAGGAAATGACAAGCATGCACGTGTAAATGCTGTTGCACCTTTGTTTGAATCTGGTATGATATACGCACCTGAGCAGAAATATGCAGACGACGTCATTGAAGAGTGCGCTGCGTTTCCTTATGGTGATCATGATGACCTTGTGGACTCAACCACACAAGCAATCATGCGATTCAGACAGGGCGGTCTGATCGGTCACCCTGAAGATTATATCGACGAAAAGGTCGAGAAAATTAAAAGGAATTATTATTAATGGCTGTTAATCAAGTTATAAAAAATTATACGAAAAAACAAATTTTTAAACAAAAAGGTGTTATTGGTAGTGCCAAGGCCGTAGATTTTTCCAGTAATGCTTTAGAAAAAAAATTACAAGCTTTTGGTATAGACACAAGATTAATTCAATCAGAAGCAGATTTAAAACAAGCACTAGCGTTTGTTGATCAATTAGAAAGTCAAGCGCTTGTAAAACAAGCAGAAAAAGTATTTAGTAAACAATCAGATCTATTTAAAAAACCAGATGCAGAGATTATACCTATCACAGATCCAACGAAAAGATTAAATCCTAGAAAACCTATTATGGGTGGCACACAAGACGAGAAAGACATGCTACAAAAATCTATTGATAAAAATATAAAAGAAGCCACTAAGAAAGGCGACTTTACAGGTATTAAAAATCAATTATTAAGAGACCCTGATATTGCAAGAGAGTTTGCGATGATGAAAAAATTTCCTACTAGAACTGCAGAAGGAGAGGAAGCAATACCAATTGCTATGAAAGCAAAGTTTGACGAGGAGGTAGGTATAAAAAGTGTGGCACCAAGAGACTATAGCGTAGAAAAATTAGTATCTGATTTTAAAAAATTTGGTAATGCAACTGACAAAGATATTCAAATGATATTAGGCTCTGGCAAGTCTGGTCAGATTCCATACGTCATGGACAACTATGGCATGAGTTATTCAGATGTAATTAACACATTAAAACGTGGTGAACCATTGATCGAGGGCATGGCAACAGGTGGACGTGCAGGATTTAGAGTGGGTAAAAAAGTTGTAGAAAAGTTAGTTAAACCTAAAAAGACTTTAAAGAGTATAGAAGAAACTGGCATGATAGACATATCTGATCCTGAGATTGCAGCAGAGTTTGCAAAATATATGAAACAAATGGATCCGAATCTAGACGCTAAGATGCAACAAATTGCTGATGACATTAATCAAAGAATAGAATTAAGGAATCTTAAAAAAGAAAAAGGTCGTAAAGAAAACTCAGAAGGTGGACGTATTGGTTTTAAAGTTGGTAGCCCAAGCAAGCGTGCATTTTTAAAAGTCATGGGTGGTCTCGCTGCAACGATCGCTGCAATTAAATCTGGTTTGATAGGAACTCCTAAAAAAGAAGTTGCTAAACAAGTTATAAAAGAAACAGCAAAAGATGTGGGATCAGCACCACCATCATATTTCTTTGATCTTGCAAACAAGATAAAAACTCTTGGTAAGGAGTCAAAAGTAAAACCTCAAGCGAGAGTAAACGAATATAATTACAAAGGTAAAGATGGGTCTGAGTATACATTAACCGAAGATATTGGGACAGGTGATATGCAAATCGTAAAAGAAAAAGGGGGTGTTGGAGTTGCAGATGATAAAACTTTTGACACTATAGAAGATAGAACTGTTATGGAATATAAAAAAGGACGAGGTGATGAAACCACAAAAGGAACACCAGCAGATGAGTATGATGAATACAGAGTAGACTTTGATGTGGATGGCACACCAGCAGATGCTGATGAGATAAGTGAGATAGTTAAAAAAGAAATTATCGAAGAAGTATCAGAAATACCTGAGAAAAAAATTAAACGAGCAGGTGGTGGTGTCGCTTACATGTTAGGAGAGTAATGAAAGATTTTAAAATTATAGAGATTATGGAACTCTTTGACGAGGATGAGGTCACCACAGCAGACCAAATCAACAGACCACAGAAAGCATTAGACAGAGAAATGTTTGACGATTTTAACAAACGTAATCCAATGGCCGGCGGTGGTATGTTAGTGCAACCAGGTTTTGGTGGTGTGAGGCAGGGGTATAAAGGACCACCTATAAAACCACCAACTAAAAAACAATTAGAAGTAACCAACAAAGTATATAGCAAAAAATATAACAAGACAGGAATTGATCTTTGGAATTCTTTAAAAGATTATGAACGATCTAATATCAGACAAAAACAAACTACAGGTGGAACAGGTGGAGTCCCTGGTGGTGAAATTAAAAAAAACATGCTGAGTAAAGATGATTTTATTAAACTAGTAAATGCAAATAAAGATAAAACATATAACCAATTTGTAGAAATAATAAAAGATTACAAAACAAAAGATAATAAACCTTTTACTAAAAATATTATTGCAGATAGATTAAGAGCTTACGGTTTATCTGGTTCTTTTAAAAAAGAACCACGTAAAGAAAAAGACCCTACGGTAAAAGCTGCAGCAGAAAGAAAAAGACAAGCTAGTTTAAAAGAGAGTGATCCTACCAAAGCAAAAGGGACAAAAAAATTTAATTATCATCACATAACACAAATTGAAGGTGGAATACCACTAACATCAGATGATGTTGCAATTATCAATCAAAGAATTAATTCAAAACTAGGTGGTGAAACTAATAAAGCTTTAAACAGAATATCCGCTGCTATTAGAAAAAATAATAAACTAGCGTTAGAGGCTATGAACGCTAAAAACGAGGGTGCTGCGTTAGATTATATGAAACGTGTTGATGAACTTAATGCTCAAGCAGAAAAAATTGTAAACAGTGCGATTAATAAGTTACCAAAAAAATACAAAGGTTATGTAGGATTTAAACAATTTACACTACCAAGAGATGAATATGGTTTGCCAATTAGCAATGAACCGATGATTGTTAAAAAAATTGGTGGCACAACGGTATCAAAAAATGCAATAGACCTAACTACTTTAACTAAAAAAGGTGATGCAGAATTTAGAAGAATAGTTAAAGCTCAAGCAGAAAAGGGTCAAACTGGACCTATAAAAAATATTGAAAAACTTTTAGCATCTTTTTCTGCTAACCCTAAATGTAGAACAAACTTTAGCAGAGGTGGTAGAATAGGTTATGCGACTGGACCAGCAAATCTTTCAGAGTGTGCGATAAGCGGTAAAAACAGATTAGAGAAAATAATTAAGACAGGTGCAAAACTTGGACCTCAAGAGGGTGCTCTTGCTACTCAAATTTTAAAAGCGGGTAGATCACTTGGTAGTGCCTTTACATTAAGTGGTCTGTTTGGTCCTGCTGCATTAGCATTTACCGCTGCAGCTGAGGCAGGTATCATTGGTTATGATATGTTGACAACAGGTAAAACTTTTAAAGAGACCATAGGTGATAGTTTACTTAACTATGCACTTGGAGAAAAAACAAAAATAGATCCAGATAAAGAATTGTTAAAAAGATTTGGTACATTACCAAACATGACAGATGATAAACTTGCAGGTATAAAAAATGTTTTAAAACAAACAAACACACTAAACACTATACTAAAACAAAATTTAAAAGTTGAGGATTTAAAAGATCAAGTTAAATTTCAAAACCTACAACCGAAAGATACGTTTATGTCTCCTGATGATGAGATGTTACAATCAGATACAGCTGCGAGAACTCGACAATCTTTAGACGATGAACAACAAAAACTAAACGAGATTCTTACAAACTATAGAAGTCAGCCACCCGTTGGATTAAGTATGGAGGATACAATCATAGGAGATATGGCATCAGATAAATTTTTTACAGAAAAACAAGATCTTGCAGAAGCAGTAAGAGATGCAGAGATACAAAAATTAGAATCTAAAGGACCAGTGTTTATGGGTAAAGTGTTTCCTAAATTTGAAGAGGGTAGACAAGAAAAATTATTAAATTTAAGAGCTGTAGATAATCCAGCTGTAGCATTTTCTCAACAAAATCAATTTATGTATCCATTTGGTTTAGCGGGTGGTGGTATTGCTAAATTAGCTGGTATAGATGAGGGTCCACAAACAGTATCAATGAATCCTGACTCACAAGGGTTGCG